CAGCGGCCTTTGAGTTTTTCCTTCAAGTTACAGATTACTTTTATGGCTTAGAAAATAGGACTCAGCGACATGCATTAATAAGAACTTTACAATGCAGTCATCACCTTATAGGAGATACCATAGCTGAATCCAGTCAAGGTAATAAATCTGGAAATCCACTTACCGATCTTTTCAACTCTATAACAAATGTTTGGTTAGTATATGTTACTTACCAAATGTGTCGTGAAGCTTGGGGTCCGCGCAACCAAGATGGGTCCATTCCACCTTGTGGGATGGAAGGACAGCCAGATGACTTTGATTTTCTCACGTATGGCGATGATGTCATACTAACAGCAACTCCCGATTGCTTACAGTATTTTAATAGAACTAATTTTGCCCACATTGTGAAGTATATGGGCTATACTGTGACAGCAGCAAATAAAGAGGCTGAACTACAACCTTTTGAGACGTTGGAGGAATTGACTTTCTTAAAGTGTCCTTTTGTACAACGTCAAGGTTATGTAGCAGCCCCATTGCCAAAGAAAGTTATTTATAGAGAACTTACATGGCAAACAAGGGAGTGTGTGGGAGATGAAATGTTATTTAAGCAACGTATCCAGAATGGACTGGACTTCATGGCACACCATGGGTACAAAGAGTACCAACAACTTCGCTTAGAGTTGAAAGAATTAGGCGTAGAAACTGAAGACCGCTTTTCAGATTTCGAAATAAACATGCGGGAAAAACAAGCAGGAGCGATTGTTGAGGACGGTATTGGTCGGACTATTATCAACGTGGACGATGCAATGTTAGAAGACATTGATATTGACGAAGATCTTGCGATAGACTGGGAAGATTCGTGGTTGGCACATGAGGAGTGATAGTGTAAATACATCATTATTAATTACTTACTTAGTTAGTCTTTCCTCTGGAGGGGAATAGCGGCACTGTTAGAAGTGTGAACGCGGACTCCAGTTGTATTTTGTTATAATCAGTAAATTAGATTTACTGAAGTGTAGCAAGGGATAGTGCACTTATTAGTGAGAACCATTTTCTAGTATTCTAGATGACTCACAGTGTAACCCCAAGCGTATTTAATCACGTGTATGTATCTTTTAATTATTTATAATTATTGTGGTTATCTTATTAAGACGTAGA